AACAGGTACATGGGTTACCAAAATGCGTATCTACAAATTCCAATGATTATGACTTTGACTGCTGATGCTGTTTCAGCAAATTTTGCCCCCCTTACTCCCGCTACTAGTGCTGACTACGCATGTGGTCTCAAGAATTGGTATGGGTCTATTATTCATTCCATTCAGGCTGACTGGAATGGCGTCACTTATTGATTAGGTGATAAAAGTGTTACCAAAAGTAATGCTAGTAGATTGATTAATTTTTTAATCTGCGACACTTCCAAATTGCGGGAATATCTTGCTAGGATTATGCTACTAAACCATTAAGGAAACTTATTGGTGGCGTATGTTAACAACATACGGTATAGTAAAAAGGCATAATATAAAGACAATCCGCAGCCAGTCTTCTAAGTCCGTTATGATAAGGATATGAAGGCGGTTCAACGACTAAATGCCAGTGGGTTGGAGTGAACTAATCATTCACGATGAAAACTTAAGATATAGTCTAGTCCCGCTCGTGAGAGTGCTTACCCCATTTAAAAAGGTAAGGAGATTTCCTGTAAGGTTAAATGCTTACAGTTCTCGGTATAAACGGTTATACAACAAACAAATTTCCAAGGACTTTGGAACACATTCAGACTCATAACAACTTTGAGTTACAACGATATTCTAGCACACGGTTCAGAAATTGGTTTCTATCCCGACGATGCTCTCGCTGTCATTTTCAGTGCTGCCGCTAACGTCAACGGTGTCGGAACTTGCTTCACCCAAAACGCTATGACAGCCCCCATCGTCACTGGTGTTGATACTACCTACAACTCTGGTAATATTGGTTTTTTCAAGCGTCAGCAATACATCAACTACGACCCAGCAGGTCTTACCGCACCTGGCTCTTCTGCGTTTAGCGTTTTACTTACTGCCACAAATGCTTCTACTGCTTTTAAATCTTATATTTTTACTAAAATCAATGGAACTGCTGCTGTTCGTGGTGTAGTTCAGTGGGGTATCAACGGTATTGTGAAATTACGCCACCTCCATAACCTGTTCGAGAAAATGCCCCTCCTAAAAGGCGTGTATCTCAAAATTACTCTTCAATTGAATAACTCGGTTGTCAATTTCTCGTCAGCAGGTGCTGGTGGTGCTCTAGATGTAGTCTCTGTTTCCTCTGCTGTTGGTGGTGTTATTCCAATCCAAATTGCCTCTGCCGCCGCTTCAAACGGTTCCGTTGCTGCTTTCGGTTTTGTAGGTAATTACACTGTTTCTCTTTCTGTTGGAGGTACTTGTTTGAACTCAGGTCAAGTCGCCGTTGCTGGTGTTACCACTTCTTTCGGCAGAAATATTACTCTCAATGTGCCTTCCTATGTGATGGCACCTGCTTTCGAAGCTGCCTACCTTTCCGCACAAGTTAAGACCATCGAATTCAGCGATATTTACCAATACCAAGTACTTGGTGTAAATTCGGGAGCGAGTTTTAATTCTCTTATCACAAATGGTATTGCTAATATTGATAAAGTCCTTGTTCTACCCTTTTTCACAACTGCCGCAAACGGTGCTGTTAATCCTTTATATTCACCGTTCGATTCGGCCGGAACTGGGACCACGTCGCCTTTGTGTTTGCTTACTCAGTTCCAAGTGGTCGTATCAGGTCAGAATGCCTTAACTATTTGTATAGGGCATAAAAGTATTTTCAAAAGAAATGCTAGTCTATTATGTTGTTATTAATAGGCGACACTTCCAAATTGCGGGGATACCCTCAAGGTAATAACTACTAAACCAGTAAGGAAACTTATTGGTGGCGTATGCTAACAACATACGGTACAGTAATAATGTTATTATTATAGGGCAATCCGCAGCCAGTCTTCTAAGTCCGTTATGATAAGGATACGAAGGCGGTTCAACGACTAAATGCCAGTGGGTTGGAGTGAACTAATCATTCACGATGAAAACTTAAGATATAGTCTACTCCCATCCGAGAGGATGCTTGCCCCTTTTAAAAAGGCAAGGAGATTTCCTGTAAGGTTAAATGCTTACAGTTCTCGGTATAAGTGTATACAATACGCAAAAATATTCATACCAGCAATTCGTAGAGCAATTGTCAGGTGCTAATTCCATCAACGGCGATTCTACTGATGGATTATGCTCTGGTCTTATTTCCCTTTTGGATTTCGAGACTGCTTACAACTATTACTATGTTGATATTTCTAGAATGTTAGATGTGGAGCGTTCTGTTCCCAAGTCGGTTTCCATTCAAGGACAAAACTTGTCTGCCAAAGCAATTGACCTCATTGTGTTTATTTCATATAAACAGACATTAAGGGTTGATGTACTTACGGGCAGTCGTCTTTAATAGATTTAATCAATAATTAATTTATAATATAAAATTTTAATATAATTCTATATTATATGTTGTCTAATTTTGAAATAATTAATTTAGCAAGTAAAATGAATATGCCCCTTGAACGTATCTGTTTCAAGAATGAACTCAAACAAGAACCCTTAAAATATAATGTTGGATACATTATTAATTCACAAGATGATACAGACGAGGACACTGGAGAGGACAATGTGGGTTCTCACTGGACGGCATTATATATAGCAAAGTTGAAAGATGGTAGGATTCAGCCTTTATTCTTCGATTCATTTGGCACACCTCCAGCAGAGGACATAAAAAAATATGTAGCACCTCATTACCTACCCCATCTTACAAAAGATATTCAAAGTCTAATGTCAGATGTTTGTGGATTCTATTGTTTAGCATTTTTGTACTTTGTTAGTGTTTCTCATTATAGAACAGGGCATCTTTATCAAGATGGTGAAACATTCATTGATTTGTTTGATGACCTGAATAAGAGTAACGATTGGAAAAAGAATGAATGGATTTTACAGCAATTCTTTCAAGCAAAAGACCCACGATTACGCCGTGAGATTGATGTGCTATGTGAGGACAAAGCATCACAAGAAAATAGAAATAATGAGGAGTGTATACCATGTGAAACAACGTATCGTTACTAAATTATATAAAGGTGGAACATATAGCATTAAATAAAGGTTAAGAATGTGCTATATATATTATATTTTAACTGAAAGTTAATGATTAACTATGTATTAATCATTAAAAGCATATTAGATGCGTAATTATAATATTTTTATTAAATACTTTTGGACTATTTTATGTTAAAAGCATATCAAATGCTTAATATTCAGTTAATAATACGAATTTTAATTGTTTAATTCACATTATTCTTAATCTTTGTTTAATATAATCCATTTGGTATAACAGGTCAGACAAACACAATAGGTTACACAACCTACAGCATAGCATCTGTATTGATTTGCTTTGATGTCACACTCACAGTCATCACAAGTAAGCTCTTCTTCCTCCTCGTCTTCTTCAATAATGTTTTCGGTATTTGGGATTGGATTCATTTTGATTGTATTGCGTTTGTTTAATTGTATGCCTTTATAGATTTGTTTATAATCCAAATCAATTTTATGGAAATCAATATTATTTGCGTGTCACTAATTCTTTATTTGTTAGTTCATTTTTATAAAGACTTCTTTTTAACAATATTATTATAATAATTTAATTGTCTCTCAATAACCTTCTCTCTATTCTTCAAATAATAATCTCTTTTTTGTTGTCTCTTGTCATCTTGATTAGCATAGTCAGTCTTTAACTTTGTTAGAATCTCTTCCTTATGGTCTAGATAATATTGATTCTTTTCTGCGTATGCTCTCTTTCCAATATTCGAACCATAAATCTCTTTCCAATATTGCTCTCGTTTTTCTAATTCTCTTTTGGATTCACATGGGTAATCCTCAATAACAATAATTACAAAATTATACCATCCACCATTATTCCTGATGAAGTCATACACATCTAGTTTATATCTAGGACTCAACTCATTATGATAATCGCTTTTATGAGATGACTTTCTATCATTGTATCGGTGAGTAGAACCAACATAGATATAATCCAAATTAATGTCTTTTGGTACAATCTTATATATCACCGATTTCGAATATACATTTTCCTTAATGTTAATGTTTTCTTTTGCGTCCATTGTATATTATGGAAATATTATAAATTTAAAAAAAGAAACTAATTAATATTGATTTAATGTAAATTTAAAATATCGTGCTTAATATATATGGATTTAAAACAGGTTATCAAACAGGCTCGTCCTACATTGTCCGATAGTTCTATTACCACATACAATAGCATTTTGAAAAACCTTTATCTAAAAGTGTTTGGAGATAAGGATATTAAATTGGAAAACTTTGAGAACTCTAACAAAATATTAAAGTATTTAGAAGATGTTGAACCCAACAAAAGAAAGACTATTTTATCAGCACTAGTTGTTATTTGTAAAGACCCAAAACCGTATCGTTCATTAATGTTAACAGATATTAAGGATTATAATAAAGAAATTGCTACACAAGAGAAGACTGACGAGCAAAAGGAAAACTGGATTGAGAAAGGACAACTTGATACCATTTTTAATGTGCTTAAAAAGGAGGCAGAGTTTCTTTACAAGAAACAGACTCTAAATATGACCGAACTACAAAAGATTCAAAACTTTATCATTATCAGTTTGTTCTACTTGATAAATCCCAGAAGAGCAAAGGATTATACAGAATTCAAAATTAAATCAATCGATAGAGAGAAAGATAACTTTTTTGACGATAAGAATTCTGA